CAATATAATTTGTTTGGCTGCCTTGGCCAGGTATCCCTTGTTGCGTTTGATCACGCTAGAGAGGGGCTGAGCGCTCTTATCGTAGTTAGAGGGAAGTAGGTCGGGAACCTTTCCTCTCGCTCTAGAGGGACGTTTGAGCGGTTTGGGGACTGCCGCCTTGGGGCCAGGGTTGTTTTTAGGCTTTTGTTGATTTGACATAGTTAATGTCTTAGAGACTGTGTAAAATCGTGTGATTTGATGTATAAATGTGTGCTAGGAGTTTTCCGACATCTCGGTCTCTAGCAGTTTAAAGACTTGCACAGGTCTTTGTATAAATGAATGCTAGGAGTTTTTCGACATCTCGGTCTCCGACAGTTTAACGACTTGTCCAGGTCGCGAATGGTTACGCCTATTGACTCAAGGCGTATTGGTGGAGCAGCATCAGTGCAGGTGTCACCCCTATTGTGCTATAGTTCGGGGTGTCTGGGGCGGAGCCGGGAGCGTCGGGGTCAGGTGTGCCGTAGGCTCGCAGTTCGTTAACGGAGGAGAAGTGGACATTGCCGTCCTCGGGAGTGTGGTAATAGGTCAACCCATATCCTAGGTCTGTCATAGGTTTCACCTTGAGGCTGACGAACTGTGGTTTCAGGACTTTCATGATTTCCAATTTTAGAGCGTTGTAATCCATGTCGCTAGATGATCCTTCGGCGTACATGTCGTCCAGCCATAGGATGGGTGCTTGTTTAGTCTTACCATTACGCGTCTTGAATATGGAATGGTCGGCGACATATTTGGCACTCTCCACGTCAAAAGGTATCTGGCGCCACATTATCGGTTTCTCACCGAACTCAGGATATTTCTTGCCGAGGGCTAATAGTTCTTCCTTATGGGATAGACGAGGATCAAACAAATATAGTTTGAAAGGGACCAGATGTTTCAGTAACAGTTCCGCCGCTATCATAATATTTTCACCCTCAGCCCCACTGTACACAATATGGCAACCTCTAGTTTTCATTCTCGAAGCTTGCTGAATGAAGTGGGATATCACATAGAGGCATTTCCTAGATCCTTGGGTTAGTTTCTCATATGGGATGCCGTTACTACGTATGTAATTGAGGACTTGTACTGGGGTGTTGTCAAATCCTGGAGGTGGGGGCAAGTCAGAAATTTTAGGTGTGATGGCGGCCTCTGGGTTGCGTATTTCCGTTTCCCCGTTCTGGGTGACTAAGACAGGTCGGTCCACGGGGATTTTAGTCTCCGCGTGGAAAATGAGGGGGGGATGGGCAAATGGTGCGAGGACCCTAGCGAGGCTCTGTTGGGATTGGCGGCGGGAACTCTTGTCCACTTTTGGTAACATTTCGGCAGAGGCTTCTTTAGCATTTTCGAGATAGAGGTCGAATGTGCTAGGATCGAACTCAGGGATGGCCTTCTC